TTATTGGAGAGACTGACGGCGTAGAATTGTCTGAGCAGACTAAAGGGTCAGGAGCAGCACCAGGAGACGACACAGGGGACGTATTGACGTTTACAGGTGTTAATAGAGGTAAAGTTAAAAAGTTCTTTAATACTGACGCAGCTACAACAGATACTACTTTAGCAGGTTACTTACTTTAATGGTTCGAAAGGCTTCCGCTTTTTTTGGGAATGGTTCGAAAGGGTTAACTATTAATAGTAAAATAAATTTAATGGTTCGAAAGGGTTAACTTTGTTTAGTAAAACTAATTTAATGGTTCGGAAAGTAGAAGTAGAATAAGAAGTAGAATACTAATAAGAAGTAGAAGTATAATATTAATATTAAGAGAGGGCGTTAAAACCCTCTTTTTTTGTATCTTAGAAAAAGTATTAAAAATATATATAATGGAAGATTTTAATAAAGAAGAAAAAGAAGTAGAGGTTTACACAGATTTAGAAACACCTACAAAAGTTTGGGTATTCAAAAACGTAAACAGAAAAGTTATTTTAGATAACTCAGTAGTTACTAGTGAAGACTTAGAAGCTAACCAAGGTTTAGCAGATATACTAATCTCTAAAGGTTTAAGCGACCTTATATGTTTAAAGTAAGACAGATTTACTATAAAGACTTACAAAGAATATTTAACATGAATAGAACGCAAGACTTTGAACCGTTACTAAACCCTACAAGTGATAAATACCTAGAGTCTGGTGTAATTAGGAGAATGTACGAATCTGGCGATTATGTAAACAATGACTACTACGGTGTAGTATCTCACAAATTCTATAAGAAAATACACAAATCAAGTGAATACGTTTTAAACACTATTAGTGAAGACGTAGACAACCCAGACGTTTATAGTTTCTTTTCTAAGAATCCTAAAATAAATTTAATAACACAAGGTCAGCAATGGCATGAACTTTATTTAGACATCTATAAGATAATTTCGGAAAGATTAGAATGGAATATTGACTTATCTGATGAATCGCATAAGATGGAAGGGATATTTTCTAACCATTGGATAGCTAACATACACACCTTTAAAGAATATTGTCAGGAGTACTTAATACCTGTAATGGATTTAATGGAGGATAACAAGCTTCTAAGAGACTTATGTAATCAAGACGTTAAATATATCAATGATGACAAGTTAAGCCCTGAGGAGTGCTTAAAAGTGTTTAAAAAGCCATATTACACATATCATTGCTTTATACTAGAACGCTTATTCCCTTTATTCTGTTATTTAACAAATAAAACCGTAAAACATATTTAATAACAAGCTTTTTTAAAATGCTTAATTTTTAAAGACTCTAAATTTATATAATTTAAAAAAAATGGAACAAAACACAGATAACAGTAATATATTTTTCGTCAACCTTACTACTAAATCAGTAACACCTGACGTTATAAGTAGAGGTAATAAGCGTAAGGAATACGTTTATTATGGTAAAGACAATTTATTTCCTCAATACCTTGTGGACCTTGCGGATAATTGTTCAATTCATAGAGCTTTATTAGATACTAAGTCTAAATTTATTAATGGTGGAGGTTTTGAGTTCATAGGTGATGACTCGCAGGTTTCTGCTGCTGAGTCTTTTCTGTCAAGGGTAGATAAAAACTTTTTACGTAATACATCTACAGATTTAGCCTACTTCAACGGTTTCTACTGGCAAAGTCTTTTCGAAAGAAGTGGTTTAGTAGCTAACTTAAAGAATGTTGACTTTAACTACATTAGAAGTGGCAAGATGAACGAAAATGGAGACGTAGACAAGTATTGGTTCAGTCCAGACTGGGCTTTTGCTACTAAGAAAAGTACGTTTAAACCAGAGGATAAGATCTACGAACCTAAACCAATTGCTGTTTGGGATACAGTAGATAGAGAGTTAAGAAGAGAAAGAGGTGAATTATTTAAAGGTCAATTTTATAGCCCTAACAAAGTGTTTTACGCAGAGCCTAGTTATTTAGGAGCGTTAAACTATATCGAAATTAGTAATCAAATAGCTGAATTTCACAAGAATAACCTGGATAATGGAATGGTAGGCTCTATGCATATTCATTTATTTGAAGACTTAAGCGACATTGAAAAGCGTAGAAAGGTTGAAAAGGCTATTAATAATAAGTTCACAGGAAGTGAGAACGCAGGTAAAGTAGTAGTAACATGGTCTACTAATCCAGACGTTAAAACTGTTGTAGATTCAATACCAGTAAACGACTCGCATGAAATGTTTACCTTGTTAAATACTAAGGTTAACGAAGAGATAGTAATATCACATAGAACGCCTTTAGCTTTAGCAGGTTTAAAAGTGGCAACAGGTTTACAGTCTGATGATTCAGTTACTAAAAACGCTATGGAATACTACCAAAACACAGTTATAAAACCACTTCAGCAGTTAATAGAGGAGTCTTTTGATACTATTCTAGAAAGAAACGGTATTAACGTAGAGACTAAAATCAAACCTTTAAAGCCTGTTGATTTATTTGCTAGTGAAGAATTGATTAGTAGAACTATGACTATTAATGAGGTTAGAACACAGATTTTAGGTGTTGAAGAATTAGAAGAGGGTGGAGACGTAATAATTAACGAAGCAACGATAGACTAATGGCATTAGATTTAGGAATATTTTTAGAGGGTTCGCAAAGTACTTTTAAGGTTAAGGTGTCTGAAAACGACGCACAAGCTCAATTTTTACTAGACAAGTTCATTAGTTCAGACGGTTCGGTAACTATTACAGAGACTAACGACGGAGGAATAGAGACTATAGATTTAGTAGCTGGTGGAGGTTCTCCTTTAACGACTAAGGGCGATTTATTTACCTATTCTACTGCGGACGCTAGATTAGGAGTAGGAGCGGACGGAGAAGTTTTATTAGCTGATTCTGCTGAAGCTACTGGTTTAAAGTGGGGTACTATTTCCGCTGATAATATGGCTACAGCTGACCTAACCTTAACTGGGAATAGAACTCACGATTTAGCGGGATTTGATTTAACAATAACAGACGCTACTAATGGTGATGTGTTAAACCTTAGATCAGATGGTTCTTTCGCTTTAGGTGAAAATATAACAGAGGGAGCAAGTGCGTATAAACAATACAATACGCTCATAGGTAGTGGAGTAAGTGTTAATAACGGATACTATTTAACCATTTTAGGTCAAGGCAACAGTTTCAATACTACGGGAGATTTGAATTCAAGAACAACTATTGTAGGTTCAGGAAACTCTGTTAAAAACAATGGCTCTGTATATAACACTATCGTTGGTGACAACAATAGTCTTGGCAGTTTAACAGGTTTAAATTTTTCTGTAGTAGTAGGTAACAATACAACTACTGCTTCAGGTATTACTTCAAGCAGTAATATTATGTTAGGAGGTTATCATTATGTAAATAGCTCAAGTTCTATTAACATAGGTAAATATTTAAGGTCAAACGCGAGCCAAGCCCATATTTTTGGTGGGTACGGAGGTAATGTGAGGTTACAGAGTAATGTTGGTCAATCTTTCTTTTTTGGTTTCAATAATGGGGTAGTAGACGCTAACAACTCTACGGTTGTAGGCTCTCAATTACTTTTATCAAGATTAAGCGATTCGTGGTTAAAATTATACAACGGTACTAATTTAGGTATTAACACTTTCAGTCCAACAGCTAAACTAACTGTTAAAGGCGAAGGCTCAACAAATGCTACTTCTACCTTATTAATAGAAAATAGTTCTGGAACTGATGCCTTAGAAGTTAGAGATGATTCAATAATAATTATGGCAAACCTTCCAACTGCTTCAGCAGGACTACCTACTGGAGCTTTATGGAACAACTCAGGAGTATTAACAGTAGCTTAATAAATAAACAATAATAATGGCAACTTATTTTAAAATAAACGAAGCAGTAGAGACTTCAAGCGGTATAACGGTTACCGGAGCGTATTTAAACGCTATCGTTCACGTTAATAACCTATCTTCTAACGGTGCTATATCTATTGATATACCGTCTAAAGCTGATTTACAAGCTATCGAAGATAACGCAGATAGTATTTACTTTAGAAAAGTAGGAACTAAGGAAAAAGTAGGAGCTATTTCTGGTTATTCTTTAACTCCGGAGCAGTTAGCGCAGATGGACTTTATTAACGGAATTTGGGTAGAACCGGTTAAAGACGCTTTAGTAGAGTACTTAGGAGTAACTAGAGAAAACTTAGAAGTAGTAAACGTATAATGAATAACGATAGAGAGGAAATATTAGAAGTAACTAAAGCTAGTTTT